ATGTACAGATCGGAGAGTCCGGTCATGTTCTGCATGAACTCCAGATTCGCCGCGTTGAAGACCACTTCGCCGAGCTGCGGATTTTTCGTGGCGTCTTGGAACACCGTCGACAGCGTGTTCTTTTTCTGCGTGTACGTCTCGGGGAAGTTTTCGTCGCTTTCCGCGTAACAGTTGATGTTGCCCTTCAGGTCGTTCACCTCCAGCGAGATCACTTCGCCGCCCGGAACTTTTTCGTTGATCGATTTATCGCGGCACTTCGCGCCCCATGTGACCAGTTGCTTCATGGACTTAGCTTCCGCGTTCTTCATGCTGTGCCAGGTGGGCGCGAGTCGGCCAAGCGCGGAATCGCGTTGCGTGGCAATCGCCACTCCGCTGTCAGCCGTGCCGACGTCGCCACCTGCGAGTGCGGGATAGGCACCCGAGAGTAATTCCGCAAGTGGGCCGCTATATTCCTTGATGAACTCGGCGAGCGATGTGGGCTGCGGCACCGCAGGCTCGACGAAGATCAGCTCGGCCACAGGCAGGCCTTGCCGCTTGAATGCGCCGACGTCGCCCGGGACGTTGGTCTGTTGCCGGATGGCTTCGACGTTGAAGGCCTTCGAATCCATCCACTTCTTCGGGATGGCTCGCACGAAGAAGTCGTTCATCAGATCCAGCCAGTTGTTGAGGCGCTTCTGGATCGGCAAGGTCGACGTGCCCATGGCGTTTCTGTTCTGGCCGTCGCCGGAGTATGCCTGCCCGAGCGCCAGCGAATCGTTGATCGATTCATTCCGCGCATAGCAGAAAGTTTCTCCCGCGTACACCACCAGTGCACCGTTGGGGAACAGCGCGATCAGCGAGTCGCGCAGGTGCTTCGGCGCGTGCATCATCATGGATGGACGGAGCCACGTGCGGGAGATGGTGCAGTCGTCGGCCATGCTGTCACTGGTGACGTAGGTCGACTGCATGCCGAGCTTGACGTTCTGTCGTGCCAGCCGTGCGATCTCGCCTTCGCTCAAGCCCATCGAGCCGGCTTTGATGTCGTCGGCCACCCACGGGAACATGGCGCGAGCGCGGCTCACATCCACTTCGATCTCGAAGTCCACCGCGTCGCACTCGTCGAGATTGTTGGCCATCATCGGCACCAGCTTCATTTCCAGCTTGCCGTGACAGGTGCGCACTTCCTGACCGTGCGGGGTGCGCTCTACGAATTCGCCTTCCTCGTCTTCTTCTTCCTCGTCTTCTTCGTCTTCGTGTTCTTCCTCGAAGTCGCTCTCCGGCTCGTCTATGGTCGCGGTGCCCCGCGCTTCACTGGTGCCAGTTCCTTCAGCCGGATCTGCAGAGTCTCCTTCATCCTCAACAGACGGCGTGCGAGCGGAAGTTTGCTCGTCGACGTCCGAGCTGGCTTCGGCTTCGGCTTCGCCTTCATTTTCAGGAACGATGTCATCTGGCTCATCGTCTTCCTCCCATCCGAAACGCTGGCCGTCTTTCTCGAAGCGCGACCAGTACACGAAGCGCCCGTCCGTCCACAGGTAGCGCGAGGCGTCGGTCTGGATCATGATCAGATCGTTGTTTTTCGAAACGACCTTGATGAACTTATCGGCGGATTCGGCTGCGGTGATCTGCGCGTCGGAGTTGGGATTCTGCGGCGCGAAACGCACCGAAGGAACGGTGCGCGTCAATGCGGCGATGATCATTTGAGCGCGAGCCGAGTAAATGTTCGTCGGAAGCAGCGCCAGATCCATCTGCATCGTCGGGCCGTATCCCGTCGACTCGCCCGGGATGATCCACCCGCCGCCGCGCTGCGGAATCAGAAATTGGTATCCGCGATAAAAGAGTGCTGCTTCCCATGCCTGGATCACCTCGATCAGTCGCGCCGGATAATCGCGGCGCTTGGCCTTCACGACGATGTCGCGCAGCACGCGCTTCTGCTCTTCCGAGAGCTTGGCGTTTTTGACCTTGGAATATTCGAGGCCTGCGAGCACGCCGATCTTGTACTCGCGAGACTCTCCCGGTTTTTTTTCTTGCCGCTCTTCCCGCTCTGCGACCGCTGCGAAAGCCACCGTTACCCCTCAATCACCCGATCCCGATCTTCAAACTTTCCAGCCACTCCCGATCCTTGCGCGTCAGGTTCACTTCAAAAAGCAGAAGCTGCAGATCCGTGCCGAGGCCCACGTGCCAGATCCCGTGCAGATCGCGTCGGAACATCCCCGGCCGTAAATGCGCATCCCACACCCACACAATTTCTTCGACTCGCCGGGGCCGGGGCACGATTTATCAGCTCGCATGCTTGTGATGACGTGCGCTCTCGAAGGCTAAAGCCAGCCGCGCTTTTCCGCCGACGCCTCCGGACTTGTGCTTATCCAGCTCCGCTTCCTGATGAGTGGTGTGGCCCTTGCGTTTCGCTAGAGCACTGAAACTGCCTTCGGTGCCCCGGCGCTCCATGCTTTTCTTGACTGGACCGATCCAACGATTCATTGCACTCCTCCTCAATAGGTCTGCGCGAACGTCGCTTTCGGAACGATGTAGGCATATCCCTCACTTGGGATCACGTAGTAATCGCCGACCAAGGGATTGTAGGCCGCGAGAATTTTCTTGTTCACGATGGCGTGACTGCCACCATCGAATTCGAGCAGTCGCCCCAAGTCGCTGTTGAGCGGCCCGATGCGCAGGATCCTTCTGGCCTGCACCGCTGAAGGGAATCCAGTGATGGTCATGTGTCAGCTCCTTTTTATCGCCGTGGCGAGTTTGGATTTTCTCTCGTAGAAGCGCTGGCAGTAATTCTCCGGCAGGATCAGCCCTTTGACGCGCTCGCAGCCGTGCTTGTGCAGCACCTCGAAGTGCACACATTGGGAGCACTTCTCGCCGGATGGTGACGGGTGCTTTACGAAGCCAGCTTCCGATTTCGGGAATTGCTTCATCGGTCGACTCCGGCGAAGTTCGATGGGATCGCCAGATTGAAAAGTTTCGCGACCAGTTCGCCATTCTCCGCTCGGAAGTGGATCTCATCCTTGGCCATCGTTTCGTCGACTACTACGGGCAGTCCGAAAAAAGTGAGTTGGTGCTTGGGCTGCGGGATCGGCGGCGGCTCGTTCGATTTATCCACGACCGTCACCGTGGTGTAGCAGCCCACGAACGCGAAAGCCTGCTCCGGCGTCATGTGCACCAGGAGATCGCTGCGGCCGATCTTCGCGACCGCGAGGCCTGCGCCGTTGCCGTCGATCATCTTCCCTTTGGCGTCGAGTTCCATCATCGCCGCGCTCTCCGGAAGTGTTCGGCCAGCCGCGAGGAGCCTTTGCGCATGTGAATCATCGCGGGATTCGCATGCGCCTCGGCTTTGTCTTTGTCCTTTTGAGCTTCGGTCAGGGGTGAACCTTTGCTCATCAGGAATCTGAATTGACGGTTGGTCCACGGCATGAGTTTCTCCGTGGGTTAGACGAGGCCCGGGATGCCCTTGTGGGATCCGGCCATCGCGCCTTCGTCGGGACTCTCTTCGCCGGGAGCTTCACCTTCCGCGCCGCCGCCGACACCCATGGCCATTCCCATGTGTTCGTGGGCTGCGTGTGCGGAGTCGTGATCGGAGTGGTGATGCTTTCCGGCGTGTACGGTGTGCACGTGATGCGATCCGCCGCCTTCCATCCCGTCATCTTCAGCGCCTTCGTCTTCCTTGTGCTCGCTGAACATGTGCGTCGCGGGGCCGTGCGCTTCGACCACATCCTTCATCGGCATATCGCTGACGTCGTTCTCGCCGCCCTTGTGCGAGTGCGCGTGCATGTGTTCTTCGCCGCCCGGGGTTTCCTTCTCGCGTGGTTCGTTACCCTTGTCGGCTTTGGCTCCGCCGCCTGCGGACTTTTTCCCTGCGCCGCCTCCGGCTTTCTTGCTCGCGTGCGCTTCGTTCGCATGGCTGGCGCGACCGAAACCGCTGCGCGGATTTCCTTCATTGTCGTATGGCATCGGGATCTCCCTTTTAATTCGACGCAGCGTCGCTTTCCGGCGAAGTGGTCACTGGAGTCATGACCTTTCTCGCGTAGCGCTCCGCATCGAGTTCCACTTCTCTTCGCAAAATACGCTGCCAGGGAGTGCCTGCAGGGATCTGCTCCACTTGCGGCGATGGCGGCGTGCGCGAGTCTTCTTCTTCGTCCCGCGAGGGACTACCCGATTTTGGCCTTGGGATCACGTAGAGCTGCAGACGATCATTTTCTTCTCGCAGTCTACGGTTTTCATCTATAACACGATTCAGCTCAGAAGCGTGAGAGCTTTTGAGTTCAGCGATTCGCTCAGTAAACAACGACCGCTGATCGGCGAGGCGTTCGGAAGCCAAGGACTGTGCTGTCGCCTGCGACTTCTCGAACTCGCAGCGCAAGTTCGCGAGCTGCTTCTCGTAATCTTGGCGGAGTTCGAGGATCTGTGATTCGAGGTAAGCGGAATGCCGACTCTTCCAGAAGTTTTCGATTGCCACGTTCATCCTCCATCCAGATCTGACAGATCGCCGCATCGGCGAAACCCCAGTCGACGCCGAGAAACATTTTCGTTTGCTCCATCAAGCCGGGAGGCAGCTCGACCAGCGTGGGCGCGGCGTAAACCTTTTTCGCTGGCAGGAAGATCTTGCGGAAGGGAAAGATCTCACTGGGAAGCGCCGTGGCAGCGGCCGCGCCGAGCAGTGTCCCGAGAAACAATCGGCGATTCATGCGATCTCCTCGTAGTTCTTTTCGAACACGCTCGGCCTGCAGGTATACCATTCTCCTTCGACGCCTTTGACCACCCACCAGCCCACAGGCGCTCGCATCTCGCCTTCCGCCGTGCTGATGATCGGATCGCCATAGTCGAGACGCAGCGAGCCGCCGAGAAACTTGGTCAGCTCCGTGATGTTGGTGCCGTCCCACCGCAGCGCTTCGATAATTCCCGGCCGCCGCTGAAACTTTTTAATCACAGTTGCACCCGCGAGATCGGCGGAAACACCCCGCCTTCTTTGGGGATCACCACGGCCACCTGTTCGAACTGATCGACGACTTTCTGCGCGAAGTCTTCGGGAATCTGCCAGTGGGATCCCTTCATCTGGTGCATCCTGCGATTGAACAGGGTGATCTCAAGGCAGAATGTTTTGATCGATCCATCCGGAAGTGTTTTGTAGGGATAGCACACCGTCGACGTGAGGTAGCTTCCGCCGTCCTTGTCGACCATGGGCATCACTGCGGTGCCGCCACCAAAGTCATAGAGCGCGATGCCATGCTCCTGCAGGAAGTCGTTGAACTCGTTGATGGTCATTGCTTCACCCGATTCATCCACGTGGGCTGGATCGGCGCAGGCTTCGAGCCGTCGCGTTCCTTGGCACGTTTCTGATTATATTTTTTGTAAGCGTAAACCGATCTGGCCATGGGATCCTTGATCGCCGCGAGTTCCTCCGCTTCCTTCACTTCCTCGGGCTTGTCCTCGGGATCCAGCAAAACGCCGGCGACAGCATAACGCGCAGAGTCGGCCATGTCATCTGTGAGGCTCACGCCTTTGGGCTTCACGACGTCTTCGATGTCGGTCTCGATGCCGTTGCCGCGCACGCACAAGGGAATGGATTCCGCGAGCTGTGGACAGCCGCTGCCTTCCGAGCCGTCGCCTTTGAGAATGAACCACTCGTCGAGATCGAGCAGCGAATACATTTTCGTCCATCCGGCGATGCGATCCGTGACGCTGCGGCGCGGCCGGGGCAGGCCTGCGGCCGCGAGAATGTCGCCAGCCTGGTCGGCCACGCTGAAGAGCTGGCCGCGCTGATCTTTCTGATTCTTAATGAAGCGCTCCCACGAGAAGTGGATGGAGTCGACGTTCCAGCGATAGCCTTTGAATTTTCCTTCGTCATCGGTGATTTGCGGGATCGCGGCGATCAGCGCGGCGGTCTGCTCCTCCACGGTCTTCTGCGTCATGTACAACTCTTTGACTGTGACGTTCACGAGCTTGGGCTTCGCGCCTTCCCACCGAGGCTTCAAGATCGCCTTGGTCCAGAAAGTGATCGTGGCGTAGTGCCCGAAGCCATAATCCCAACCCACCCACACAGGCTGCCAGTCCTGAAAAATAAAGTCGTCGCGGTTGCGCACGTGGCGATTCTCGTCCCAGTTGGCGAAGTACTGGCCGCTCACCGCGTCGAGCTTGCCCCAACGGATCCGGTCGGCCATCGGCGACGACTCAAGGGTGTTGAGATATTTCTGATCCTTGGAGTAGATCGGATTCTGATCGACGGTCGAGTGGAAGTAGACGTATTCATTCGCGTCGTATTTGTCGGACTTCATTCCCGGCGCGGCTTTGTGATCGACCCACAGCTTTTTGATCCAGCCCCACCCGATGCCCATGGGGTTGGTCACTCCGGCCATGCACGGCACGCTGCCTGGTATCGGGCAGCGATTGCGGCCAGCCAGCGCATCCCAAATGATGAACGGAAATTCGCCGAGTTCCTCGAAGCCGATGAACACGTACTCCGTCGAGAGAAACTTGCCGATGTCTTTTTCGCTTTCGCACGCCGCGAAATAAACCTTGCTCTGTACCTGTTTGAATTTTCCGGGGTGATCCCAGTCGGCAACGATCTCCGGCCGCATGTACAGGATGTGATCGCTCTCGTTGTAGGTGCCCAACTCCTGAGAGCCGCGCTCGTAGAACTTCTTCGGCACATCGCTCTTGAACTTATCGATCACCGTGCGCTTCAGATCCGGCACGGTCTTGCGCAGGATGATGGAGTTCGAGCCTTTGTACTCCATGGCGTGAAAGATCGCTTCCATGAGCAGCGGTCGGCTTTTTCCGGATCCGTAGGATCCCACCGCCAAGCGGAAACGCGCAGGACACTCGTGAAAGTCTTGCTGGTGCGGCCACGGCTTGTAGAAGTCACTGACGCGAATGATCTCGTCGTCGGCGAAGTCTTTGAGTTGTGCGGAAAGCGGATCGAGGATCACTGCCACGCGGGACAGACTACCACAGAAGAAAAAGGGCCGCGTCTCACCCTTTGGGTTGTGGGCGCGGCCCCGAGGTACTAGCTATTGCGCAGACTCTATCACGCAGGACGATATTTGCGCTCGAAAACATCTTTCGGATTGAGATATACGTAACCGTCGAATTCCTGCACCACGAAGTAATCGCCCGGGACCGGAGTCATGCGCGAGCACATCTCTTTCGTGGCGAAGCGTACACCGAGACCTTCGAGTTCGAGCTGGCGCTTGCCGTTGTCGGGATCAACTTCGCCTACCGAGAGGATTTTCCACGCGTCGCAGGCGCTCGGATTCGCAATATATTTCATGTGAGTTTGCCTTTCAGAAGTGCGCCAGAGGACCGCAGAAGCTCCCACCCCTGCGATCCCCGGCCCTGATCCCCAGTGCCAATCGCGGAGCAGTGTATCACAGCTCTCGCGCCGCATCTTCCTGCGGTGTTCCTCCGCTGAAGATCCGCGCTTCGCCACGCGACGCATCGAGACCGGGACGCGAGCTGCGGATCTCCTCGATCTCTTCGGCCGTATCGAACTTGGTGCCGATGAAGTTGATCACGTTCGGCTGCAGCCGGACGATGTTGAACTCGTGCGTGGGAAATTGCTTTTCGAGGTAAGCGATGCAGCGGCCGATCAGCCCTTCGATGTCGCTCTGGACGTAGAGTTTTTTCGCTTCGGCGCGGAAGTCTTTCGACCAGCTTTTTCCGTCGATGAACGTGCGCGTGTAGATCCGCTTGTAGCCGTCCGCTCCGCTTGTGGTTTGTCGTGGCACGTCTTTTTTCTCCAGCCCATTCGATCCATCGCGCCTTCCGCGTCGACCATGGTGCCGTCCGGTTGAATGGCGAGGATCAGGATGACGTAGTGATGGCCTTTGGTGGTGCGCCACGTCTCCCGCACTTTATTGTCAGCGCTGCAGACCGTCAAGCTTTTTGTGCGAAACACATCGCCAGCGTTCACGTTTCACCTCGATCCCGGCGCTCCATGGCCAGCCGCTCGGGAGGAGCCGGATACTTTTTCATCATGAGGTGCATGAACGGCCGGAAGAGTTCGTAGTTCTCCGGAT